AATGCCGTTGAGTATGTATATACAAATATTATAAATAACTATAACATAAATGTGTCTAATATTAGTGATAATTATTTAGAGAATGTAGTTAAGACTATTTGTTATCAAGTAGATAATAGAGATGTTGTTATGAATCAAGAATCGGACAGCGAACAAAAGAGCAATATGGAAATTATAAATAAGATTTCTGAAGCACACGATAATCAGGTAACTATTTTACACAAAGCCAATCAGTGCGTAACTTATGACTTTGCCACTAATTATATGGTAAATTTAATTATATTAGGCATTATTTATTATATAGGATTGGATAATAATAAAATATTTTAATACATTAAATAAAGAGGGCGCATTTATAATAATGGCATATATTGATATATTAAATGAATTTCAGAAACCTTATAATTATATGTTGCATTCCAAGGAAGAAAATATAGACGAAGAATATAGATATAGATTGCTGTCTAATATATTTGTAGATAAAGCATATAGCCCAAAAGATGATATTAAGTATTTATATTTATTCGGGATATTTCCGTGTGATAATATGCCTGCATCATATATACCATTCAATTATAAAAAATTATCGCAAAACTTTAATAGAATATCTAAAAACAACAAATTTAAGGAAAATGAGTATAAAGATGTTTTCAAAAATACATTACCAGTTACTGCCAACTATAAAAAAATTTTATCAGCAAAGTTAGATAGACTGATTAAGGCTTTTAAGAGCAAACACTCTATATATAATAATTTACATACGATGCCTTTTGTTATAATACTAATAATATTCTGGACGATAGTAATATTGGGTTTTATGTATATATTATATTATTATTATTATTCAGTATTTAATTATATATTAGCTTTTGTACTATTTGTCTTACTGCTATTTGCTATAATATTTAAGATGTTTTATATAGTTCATAATTCGTAATCGCTCATTCCGGCTATAGTTACAAAAGTAATCATTATAATCATTATAATCATTATAATCATTATTTTTTATTATTATTATTTTTATCTATAATACCTATAAGGAAGTATTATTTTTAATTAATAATGGATAAAAAAATTAAGTTTGCTAATATATTCAATAATAACACATATGACCCTGATAAAGACGATGATGAAGACGCCTATGATATATCGCCTGCTGATATGTTGATTCAAGATATAGATTTGAAACAGAACTATAATTCACGATATAGATTCTATACTGAGCTTTTAAAAATATACAACAAAAACCCTAAGATTATTAGGAAAGTATATACGAAGCTGAATGCCATCAAAGATTTAAATGGTATGGAAAAGAAATTATTATCCGAGCTAATTTATTATAACAACAAACTAGATAAAGATGTCAAGACAGCGGGCGGAGGAGGCGGCCGATATAGCAGAGGCGGGGGTGGTAGCATATTAGATGGTTATAAGGAATCAAAGATGAGAGAAGTCTTAAAAAAAGATTATGATATGCCTAATATATCAAAGCTTAATAAGAACATTAATGAAAGGAATCAAGATCCAGAAAAAGAAACTGGTGATAAAATAACAGATTTTAATAAACAAATTGATAATTATTATGATGACCGCGACGAGGGAGAAGAGGAACTATTTAAGAACAAGGGGAGTGCGGAGAAAAAAACGGCAGCAGAGCAAAAATTGAAAGCTCTTGATAAGAATATTAAGAAAAAGATAATAGAGTTTGAGAATGACCCAGAGAATACTTTTAAATATTTAGAAATTACTATAGAAGATAGGCTCGTATTTATAATAACAACTTTTTTTATTAGATATTTATCGCTAATACTTATTCAATGGTCTGTTGATATTAATATAATTAAGAGTTTTGAAGAAGGATTTTTTTATTATGCCGTTATATACCTTGCTATATTTTGGTTTATAGTATTATTTGTAAATATTGATAATACGACGAAGGTAGATTATATGAACTTTGATAATTTTATGAATAGCATTCGATCGGTATTTTATTATTTCTATATGGGTACAAACGGAATAACGAGATTATTAGTACATTCTTGTATAATATGCGTGCTATTAATAGTGCCTATAATTTTAAATATAAAGAAGAGCACCTATATTGAAGAAGAGAACAACGATAAGGACAAGAATATTATATCATACGAAGAACGAAAAAAACTGTCAAAATCACTATCATTATTTACTATATTTATTTGGGTACTAACAAGTATAATAGCAACAAAGTTTTAATAAAAAGTTATATCTATTAATTATAATAGAGTTTATTAAATTATGCCAGACAAAAGAGTTGATGCATTAAATAGTTTAAATAAAAATGATTATAATTCAAAATATATAACTCTATCGGATAATACGAAAATTGGGGTTGATTTGATAAAAGATTTGATAAAATACTTTCAGCTTGAATTCAAAAATAAATACAGATATGATTACCTAAAATGGACTAAAATAGAAGTTTCTGACCCTATTAAAGAAATATACAAATACAAACAACCAAATTCTACAGATTGTGAAACCGCTACTGCTGTTCCTTCTACTGCTGCTACTGCTACTACTCCTGCTACTACTGCTCCTGCTGCTACTCCTACTACTCCTTCTTCTTCTCCTTCTTCTCCTTCTTCTCCTTCTTCTCCTTCTTCTCCTTCTTCTCCTTCTTCTCCTTCTTCTCCTCGTGCTACTGGCGCTCCTGCTGCTCCTTCTTCTCCTTCTTCTCCTTCTTCTCCTTCTTCTCCTTCTTCTCCTTCTTCTCCTTCTTCTCCTTCTTCTCCTTCTTCTCCTTCTTCTCCTCCTACTACTACTGCTACGGCAACAGCATCTGGCGAAACATCTGAAAAATATAAAATCATTTTCGGAGACGATGAATATCGTGAGAATGATTTAATTGCTATTGAAAAATTAATAAATTTACTAAAAAAAAATAGAGAAAAGGATTACGGCTATTTAATAGATTTGTCTGAAGAATTAATAACAGAAGATAAAATAAAAGAAGGAGAAAAATTGAGAAAAAATTATAGAGATAGTTCAATAAACTTAGGATACATACCAATTATAGTAATAAGTTGTAAGGGCGAATCACAACCAGTCTATTTTAGGCCATCATTGGTATCTAATTATACTGATTATGATTTTCAAGAAAAATCGCAAATATACGACGATTTAAATAAGTTAAATAGTATATTTAAGAAAAATAATTACGCAGATCTGGATGATTTAGTAATTTTAGATTTTTATAAAGAATTTACTAAAAAGGTAGAAAAATTAAAGGGTGATATTATTAGCAGAGATGATGATGTAAAATATGATTTAATAGATAATATTTATGATAAACTCGCTATAATATATGAGATTAAAATAGGAAGGAACAAAAAGATTGTTAAAGAACCCATTAAAGAGGTTATCGAGTCCTCAAAAAAACTCAGCGAAACAATATATACTCCTAAGGATATATGTCAAATATTTAAAAACGATACTAATAAATTATTTAATGAAATACTTTGCGAAATTAATAAAAGAGCTCAAATATTTAATAATTTAAAGAAGGGCGGAAAACAAGCAAAAAGGGGTGGAGCACCACCCCCTAAAATGACCACTGAATTTAAAGATACAATTCAAAAGTTATTTGAAGCAATAAATCAAAACTTACAAGAAAGAAAACAAACATTTGAAGATATTGATAAGAATATATTAAATAAGTTAATGACTGATGATAATATTATAAAAAAACCAACTACTACTTCCTTAGCACAAAAATCTATAACAAATGGTAATAATGAATCAGGAAATATTCAATTTAATGCTTTTAATAGTTTTATAGAAGAGATTAAAAACATGACTGACAAAGAAAGTAATAGATATTTAAATATTATAAAATCCTTAAATCTTATAAAGAACCAAACACTGGGAACGCTACCATCCCCTTCGTCATCCCAAGGTGGAAAAAAGGGCGGTGCATATCAGAAAGGAAATGCAGGCAATGTTAATATGAATCAAGGGGATAAGAGAATACAAAAGCAGGCTAATGAAGAAAACAAGAATACTGGAAATCCCGGGAAAGAATATTTAAAAAATCTAAAAGATATATATATAAATTTGGCAAAAGAATATGGTAAATTTATAAAGGACGAAAATAAATTAAAGGACGCAATTAAAAAAGTTATTAAAAGCCAAGAAGATATAGAAAAGGATAATATTAGCGACAGTAGTGATAATGAAGCAAAAAAAAAAAAAGAATTTAATGATAAAAAAGAAGATATTGAAAACAATTTTAAATTACGTGAAAAAAAGTTTAATAATATTGAACAAGATATTAAAAAAGTGGTATCAATATTTAATGAATTGAGTAAGAAGCCACCAGATAAGCAAGATAATTATATAACAGATAAGGAAAAAATTAATAATTTAAATGTTGAATATTTAAGGTCATATAACGAATTCACAGATATTAAAGAAGAGTTAATAAAACTTTTAATTAATAATGGTAAAGAAACAGAGTTGAAAACAAAAGAGGATGCGTTTAAAACAAAAGAGGAAGCGTTGAAAACAACAGAGGAAGAAATTAATAAGTTGATTAAAAATTATAAACTTATATATAATAATAATGCGAGTGAATTAGCGAATGAAGAGACGAAGAAAGAACTTGAAGAATTGGAAAATCAGAATAAGGAAAATGAGAAGAAAAGTAAAAATTTAGAAGAAAGAAAAAAACAATTAACGGCTTCTTTAAAAGTTATTAAGGAAGAATTGAGGAAATTATACAAAGCGTGTATAGATATAAATCTGCCTTATGCAACAGAATACAATGATTTTGTAAAAAATATCATAAAGGTCGGGCAGCTCAAATATATAATAGATGATAATCCTCAGATTAATAATAATAATGAAATTATAGATGCTTATAATAAGGAAATTGATAGGATAGATAAGGAATTGGGAGATATCAAAATTGATATTACTTCTAATACTAAAAAAATCAAAGATAAAATGGAGATTACAAAGTCTCAAGGACAGGGTAGAAATAATCGTCCTTACCCAGGAGGTGCTCTATATGGAGGAGGAACTAAAGAAGATGAAGAAAAAGAAAAAGAAAATTTAAAAAAGCTATTGGATGGAAACTTGCTTGAATTAATTAAAGAAAATGGCGACAACAATTTATATGATTTTATTAAAGAATTGAAATCAGTATTTGATAATGATGATGATAATGATGTAGGTCAAGATAATGCTTCTGGAAAAAAATATAATGAAAAAGATACATTATACGAGCAGATATGGAATGATTATAGCGACGGTGTAAAGGCTTATTATAGCAATCAGAAGGGCAAGAATCCTCTAACATATATTAATGAAGGCGAGAAGTTGAAAAATAAGGTAATATTATACGATTTGGATCCCGAAATAGTTCTCAAAATTACTTTTCAGGATAAGGTCGTTTTCCTAGCATTAATGTTTGCAATTCGCACGATGATTATGGTATTATTTGAGTTTTTAATAGATTATAATATTGTTAAATCCCTGCGATATGCCATATTAATATATGCTTTCTTTTACATTTTACTATTATTATTATTTACGGCATTTGTCAATCTTGATTCATATAAGCTGCGAATCGTGTTTAATTATTTAAATATGCACATAAATACACCGGGTATTATATTGCACGTAATGCTATTTATAATATTTTCCCTGCTCGTTATCATAATAATACAAACAGATAACTTTATTAACAATTTAGGAGATATTCTAGATTACACATATATATATAATTATATATATACCTTCAACTTTGATAATATATTGTCTGGCGAATTTGAAAATAACCTGACAAAAGACGAAAAAATAAAATTGCAATACAGACTTGATATAATATCTATGCTCATATTTATATTCTCGGGAACCCTAATATTATTAATGTAATTACCTAATTATATATCTATTTGTATATACGCGAATGATAAGCTAATATTATACTGTATTGAGCTTTGCAATTCAGCAAATATGCCTCCGTTATATCTGTTATAGTCCCTCCCGGACCCCAAATTCCTTCCGTATCTGCGTTTTTGTCATCCTTATATAATACTGTTATGTTGTTGTCGTCAATCTCTAAAACCTTCAATAGGATATCATTGTCATCGCTCGTTTTTAATAGGATATTGTCATATTTGTTAATCAAATCAAGATGATAACCACTATATCCTAACATATCTGTTTTTTCTGTTATAATATTATATTGATTGACATTGAATGTTTTTGTTATTCTATTGATATTTATACAGTCGCAGCCCAAATCCAATTCATTATTTAAAAAGTCTGTGAATGATATAACCCATTCTTTATTATTTAGCAGTACAATATTATTTACAGTATCCAATTCATTATTCATTATTATCCAGGTATCCCAGTTTCCCCCTGTACCATCCGAAGCCGTCGTAGCAGCGGAAGCGGAGACGCTCAAAATAAATTGGAACTTCTGTGTTTTTTTTCCATCATTAATAGTCATCGTGATATACGGCGTTATGCTTTTGACATATTTAGGCATTAATAGTTTTTTGGGTTCAATGATATTTTTAGTTAAATCAATATTTATAGAAAGTGATAAATTATTTCTATTATTATATATAGTCCAATCTCTATTATAGCTATTAATTATAAGGGTTTTATAATTGATATTCTTTTTGTTATTCATAATGCTTTCCATTTTTTCAATAATATACGCAATTGTTTCAAGATTTTCAACATTAACATTACTAACAAGAGAATACTTTTGCGATGTTTGTGCGGGCGGAAATGATGTATTAGATATAGAAGGTGATTGTTGAGTCCCTGGCGTACCTATAGTAATGTCAGGGGCTCCAGCAGATACCGTTGATGAAGGCGTAGAAGATAGATTGACATTTGCGTTCTCAGCGGATGCCAGAGTATTTACTGTTTTTCTTTTTTCTTCTAACTCTATTACTTTTGTCAATAGCTCGTCAGTATTATATTTATTAATACTATCTATAACATCGTCGGCTGTTTTTAATTCATCACCAATTACAGTATTCGCGCTTTTATTAATAATATTAACCTCAATATAATCCTTGATTTTTGTCAAGGCTATCGTATTCAATTCTATCAATTTACCAATTCTTTTTATTAAAATGGCATCATTACATATAGAAATTATAACTTTATCTACAATACCCCTTAACTCTAATTTATCTATATTTAAATTATATTTATCCATTATCATTTTCTCTGTAGCTACATTTATCACCATTCTGTTTTTCTCTTGCTTAAAATCATCTATTACCCCCATTATTATAATATAATATAGAAAATAGATGTTTATATCATATATATATCTTGGATATCCGCAATGTAATGTCGCGTATTTAGATGGTTATGTTTCGGTCTTTGATGTATTTCTTGAAATTCGGGCGATATAGATATGTTCGGCTTTCTTCCATAGATTCGTCCTTAATTTTATTATCTTGAATTATATATTCAACAAACTTTGAATATTCGTAAGGAGATTTAAACTTCAATTCTTTATACTTTAACAAACCGTTTAGCCATCTTATTTGGTAAGCCATAGAGAACATTCCGCACTCAGTATTTTTCCTCTGATGCTTAATATTATTATTATGTATTTTAAAAACATTATTTGGATACTTTATTTTCAATTGCGCTTTTATATTGTTAATAAACTTAGAAACATACGAAGGGGTATTTATAGCATTGCTGTCGTAATAGTAAGCTCCATAACATTTTATTTTAGGGTCTAATATGATGAATGTAGAAGTCCAGTGAGACCCAGGCTCATCGTGTTTATCAAGATTTGTAATAAGCCCGAGGTACTTTATATTTTTATTAATATATTTATTGATATCCAAAGAACATATTTGGCTGTATAGGCATCTTCCGAAACTATCTTGTTCCGAGAAATCTATTGGAAAAACTCCCAAAAAACAGTATTTATATTTTTTATCATTATTATACTGTATCATTACATCCTCTATATCATAATTAGAGAGCCATTCAATAGGATTCTTATACCATTCAAGTGGCATCTCGGGGCGCAATTCATTATCCTCAATCTTTTTGATAATTTCCTTCGTCTTTGAATCCTTTGTCATCTCTTTAATAGCGCTCGGCCAGCACCAATATTCCTTATCATTACATATAGGCTTTATTTTGGCATTTAATAGCTCAGATAATTTCGCGACATTAAATGACTTTTTATATTCTATTTTGTCGGCAGCTGCAGCAGCCCCGCCTTTGTTATCTTTACTGGCATTCCAAGTATCTATTAATAGGATGAGCGTTTTCTTATTGAATAGCGCGGGATTGTTAATATTTTTGGGACTACAATATTTGGTATTCTTCAAGCTTTTATCTTTTTTATCTGCATTTTTTTCCATAATAAAAAAATATTATAATCTATATTATTGCTATAAAATATTATGGTTAAAAGGCTCTAAAAATCAAAATAGTGAAATGTCAAAATATGTATAAAAATAAAAATTGATATATATATAAAGTAATATATTTATAAGTATGGGTATAAACGAAGATTTGCGCTCTTTTATAAATAAATATCGTGTGGAGAAAGG